GGTGGTAAAGGTGGTAAAGTACATATAACTGGAAAGCTTTTTTTACCACCTTTATGTATTGACAAATATGTTAAGTTTTAAATGGTCAAAAGAAAATGATGAAGAGTACCAATCTGAGCTTATAAAAAAGAAGTTCACGAGGTTATTTATGGAGCTTGAAAGGAAGCAATTATATGACAAATTAACAGATGAAGAATACATGAAAAACAGTGCTTGGTTGGAAAGATTAATTTTGATACGTGATGGTAAGATTAAGAAGAAGAAAAAAGCCATTGAAGGGATTAAACAAAACATGTTGTGGTTTAAAAAATTAAAATAGAAAATGTATGTACACAAACATTAAAAAACAAAAAGAAGCCATTGATGTGATTGAGAGTGGAGCAGATAAATATGCTGATCCTATTTCATACACTCTTGGTCCACGAGGTAGGACAGCTATTATTGAATTACCAAATGGTCAGATTAAGATTAGTAAGGATGGTATGACACTTGCTGATGCTATTAGGTTAGAAGATAAATCAGAGAACGCTATTGCTATGCTAGGGAAGCAAGTAGCACAACAGACTTTTGATGATATTGGTGATAATAAGACAACAGCTATTATTTTATGGCGAGAGTTCTTAAAGAAAGGAATTGAACACATTAGAATTGGTAAGTGTCCAGTTAGTATCAAGAAAGGAGTAGATAAGGGGATAAAAGTAGTAGTAGAGGAACTCATTAGAATATCAAAACCAGTGGTTGGTAAGGATATTTTGAATGTAGCGTCTATTTCAGCCAATAATGGAGAGCTAGGAGCTCTTGTAGCGAAAGTTATTAAGAAAGTTGGTACAGATGGTAAAGTAACAGTTGAAGAAATGAGTGAAAAAGGTATTAAAACAGTCCAGGAGAAGGGAATGGAGGTAGATAGTGGTTTTGTCTCTCCATACTTTATAACAAATGAAGACAAGATGAGTGGAATAATTGAGGATGCTTATATTTTAGTAACAGACAAAGTCTTGAAATCAAATGAAGATGTTTTACCAATACTAAACAAGATGCAAGCCTTTGGTAAAAAAGATTTAGTTATTATAGCTAAGTCTATTGAAGGTATAGCCTTATCAACACTTGAAATGAATGTAACGGATTGTGTCTTTAATATCATTGGTGTATCAATAGGATTTACAGAACAAAGGAAACAATTATTACAAGACATTGCTACTATTACAGGTGGTAGAGTTATTTCAGATGCTCAAGAAACTATGGATATGGTAGATATTGATGACTTTGGACAAGCTAGAAAGGTTATTAGTAAAAAGGATTCTACTACTTTTGTTGATGGGAGTGGTCTAAAAGTTAATATACAAAACAGAATTGAGTTATTGAAAGAGAACATTGATGATGAGAATAGAGATGAGTTAGAATTAAGAATAGCTAAACTATCAGATGGTGTGGCAGTTATTAAGGTTGGTTCTACTACAACAACAGAGGCTCAGGAAACCATAGATAGGATTGAAGACTCTTTGTTTACAACCAGAGCGTCTATTGAAGAAGGGATTGTACCTGGTGGTGGTGTAGCATATATTAGAGCTTTAAAGGTACTAGACACACTAGAATTAAGCACAGAAGAACAAATAGGTATTGATATACTTAGAGATGTTTTAACTAAACCATTGCGACAGATAGCATATAATGCTGGGCAAGATGAGAATGTAGTCTTGAATGAGGTTAAACAGTTAAAACAAAATGAGGGATATAATGCAGACACTAATAAATATGAGGATTTACTAAAAGCAGGTATTGTGGATGCAACCAAAGGGATGCGTTCAGCTTTAGAAAATTCAGCATCAATAGCTACATTGATGTTAATCTCAGCCTCAATAATGACAGTTGAAGATGTAGAAAAGGAGTAAGTATATGAAACAAGAAGAAATATTAAAACAAGTATCAATCCTTTGGGATTATAAATCACAACAGCCAGAGAAATATAAACTATTAGAAGACTATGGAGAGATAATGTTTAAGATGTTTACACAGCATGGGCTACCTGCAGACATAACTAAGGATATAATGAAAAAGAAAATGAAGTTTACAAAAGAAGAGTTACTTATAGTGGTTTCAAAGTATCTTGGTTTATTTACATTACACAGAATAGACAATGGTATGGAGATTGATGGAGCACAACACAAGAAAGCACAAGACAGAAACAACGAAATATGTAAAAAAGTATTAGAAACTGGAGACTTTAATAGCATTTAGTTGCTTTTATTCTCATTTCGTGGTACAATTAAAACTATAAAGATGGCTTAGATGGCTCGTGGTCTGCAAATTATTACTTACTATTGGTTATTTAGAGATTATTTGGAGCTAGTTTTTTGGTCAACATAACTAAAACAAATCAGAACCAACCATAAATGTAATCAGTTAGTATAGTTAATCAGAAAGTTAGTCTAAGTAATTTAAACTCATGAGTGACAGACAACCAACACCAAAGCAACAGAAGTTAATCGCCTTAATCGTCGATAATCTACGGAGAACTAAGGGTATAAGAACTCTTGGTGAATTAATGTTAGAAGCAGGTTACAGTAAATCACAATCAACACACCCATATCAAATAATAGGTAGTCCAACTGTTCAAGATGCATTAGACCCAACCATTAAAAGTTTAAGAAAAATAAGAGAGAACGCATTAAAAGCACTAGAAAAGAGAGATATGGTAGAAGAGAAGGCAAGAGATGTAATAGACATTATTGACAAAACAACCAAAAATGACCAATTACTGTCAGGAAAGCCAACAGAAAGGCGTAAAATAGAAATATCAGAACTAGATAAACAAATGACTGATGAAGTGATAAAAGACCTTTAAACAATGGATGACAACAAAAAACAACAAATAAGAGAAATCTTTGCTAACAAGAATAAAAGAATTTATGCTTGCGAGAAATCATTAATGTTGTTTAGTATATACTATTTTAGTAAGTATCACTTCTTTTCAATGCCGGAATTCCACAAGGAATGGTATAGAGACCTAGCTTTTACTGACCTAATTGGTGTACTATTTATTACATTCCGTGAATCAGCTAAGACGTCAGTCGCCAAGTTTAAGATAATACATGCAATCTGTTACAAACAAAAGAAGTTTATCATTTGGACATCATTCGATCAGAAGAAATCAGAAGCAAACCTATATGATGTTGCATTAGAACTACAAACCAACAAAAAGATTATACAAGACTTCGGTCAACTCTTCTTTGAAGAGAAGATGGAAGATAAATTTACTAAGAAGAAATCAATCGGAGAGTTCATTACAGCTAACAAGATTAAAGTTAAAGCCTATTCAACAGGTCAATCCCCCCGTGGTGAAGTATATGGTGAGTACAGACCAGACTTAATCATCCTAGATGATATTGAAACATTGAAGACTATTGAATCACAGGCGTACACAGAACAGGTTAAAGGATACATTGATGAGTTGTTTGCAGGTTTAGGTGGTACAGCTAGTTTCATCATCTTAGGTAATAGATTGGTAGAGGGTGGTAGTATTACATATTTAGAAGATAAGGTTAAGAATGATCCACGCTTTAAAGTATATGACATCCCAATCATTGAAAATGATAAGATAGTCTGGGCTGATAAGTATGTAGCAACTGATGCAGAGGCTAAAGAGATTAATAAAACAATAGAAAACAAATATAAACACAAGGTAAGTTTAGAATCAAAGAAGAGAATATTAGGTTATCAAGCATACAACAGAGAGATGCTTAATACCCCAATAACTGAAGAAGAAAGAGAATTTAAGCAATCGTGGTTGAAATACAGAGAGGCTAAAGACTTAGAAGGTAAACAAACACGTAGATTCCTAACAATAGACACCGCTATTAGTGAGAAAGCTAGTGCAGACTTCACAGGTATTGTTGATAACATTGTAGATAAAGACAACTTCTGGAATCTAAGAAGTTATAAATTCAAGATTAACCCAAAGCAATTAATTGATTTACTGTTTAATTGGCACACGAAAAACAATTATGATAAAATTGGTATAGAGAAGACAATCTACCTACAAGCTATACAGCCATTCTTAGAGGATGAGATGCGTAAGAGAAACAAGTTTCTCCCAGTTGAAGAACTGTTCCATAACTCAACATCAAAGGAAACTAGAATTAGAGGATTAATACCTAGATACGAGAGCAAATCAGTCTTTCACATCAAAGATGAGTGTAAAGAATTAGAAGAAGAGATGCACAGTTTCCCAAAATGTTTACATGATGATGTATTAGATGCTTGTGCTTATCAATTACAGATAGCTGAACCACCAGCAGGCGAGATAGTAGAGGGTGGAATAGTACAGAATAGAGAAAACTATGGATACCAAGATTAAACTATATGCTTAAATACCAACCAAAAATAGAAATAGAAAGACCCAAGAACGAAACAACCCGTCACTTTGAGAGCATACTTAAACAACATAAACGCAAAGACAAAGACGTAATTAAAAACCGTGATAACTACGGACATCAACAATATGCCTGATATTTACAAAGTAATTGAGAATGAAATCCGGGGCTATGAAACAGGACAGGTACGGATAATACCTGGATATTATTTTTCTCAATATGAAATGGTTAAGAGAATTATGATGTTCTCTAACAACAAATACGCTTCAGGGAACATAGACAGTCAAGGTAACTACAAGTATTGGTATGATATTATTAGTTCCAAAGTTGATGATGAGATTAAGAACATTGACTTTGATACTAAAGACATCACACTCTTCTCAGAGATTAAAGAAGATGCGGCTGGTATATTCTTAGCAAACCTAGCTTTAAAGGAATCATTAAAGAACAATGAGAAGGCAACAGAACTAAATGATGCAGTTGAAGATGGGGCAGGCTACGGTAATGTAATTTGGAAGAAGTTTAAAGGTGATTATAAGAAGTTAGATCCACTAAACACCTATGTAATCAATCAAATAGCTAAGACACTAGATGATTCACCAGTTGTTGAGAGAGCAGAGATGACACAGTCTGAACTTAGAAAGATGGGTGGTAACTGGAAGAATATCAAAGAAGTTATCAAAAACTGTAAGAGTAATACAATCTCATCAACAAAAGAGGATAATCAGAATGAAGAAATGGAAGTACCATACTATGAGATATACGAAAGAAACGGTGAAGTAAGTGTTAAACAGCTAAAAGAAGCTATGGCTGACATGAATGGCGAAGATTCAACAGTAAAAGCAGGTGATGAAGAGAACTATGTGCTAGCTAAAATCGTTGTAGCAGGACTAGAAACAAAAGGTACAGGTGGCAAGAAAGGGAGTGGTAAATACATTCTATTTGCCAACGAACTTAAATCATCACCATACAAGGAGTATCATAGAGGTAAATTTACAGGTAGATGGTGGAGATATGGTTTATATGAACTATTAATGGACATTCAAATTAGAATTAACAGTTGTGGTAATCAGATAGCTCGAGCTTTAGAATATGGTGCTAAACAAATATACTCATCAGCAGACCAAACTATATATAAGAACATTTTAACTGATTTACAGCGTGGAGACATTATACAAGCTAAAGACTTAAAGAGAGTTGATATGAAGATGGATGATATCGGCAACTATATTCAAGAGTGGAACATGCTACAACAACAGGCAAACCAAATAGCTAAGACATCAGAGGTTATATCAGGCGAATCATTACCATCAGGAACTCCATTTAGATTAGGTGCTTTACTTAATCAGAACGCTGGTAAGTTCTACGACTTCATCAGAGAGAAGCTAGGACTAGCCATTAAGAGCATTATTGAAGACTGGACACTCCCAGAGCTAATGAAGAGCTTAAAAGCTAAAGATGTACTTAGAATAACAGGTGAACCAAAGTATTTAGACAAACTATATGAGATGATGGTCAATGCGTGGTATGTAAAGAACTTAATCAATATTGGACCACACAACCAAGAGCAAGCAGATATGCTTAAGCAGGGAGCTTTAGAACAGTTAAAAGCTAAGCCAGAGATATTTATTAAAGGATTAAAAGATGTTTGGGGAGATTTGAAGCCAAGAGTACAAGTATTAATTACAGGTGAAGCAGTTAACTTATCTGCTGAGTTAGAAAATCTTGCAACATTCATTAATTTAGAAATGGACCCAGTCCGCAGAACCGCCCTCATAGAGAGTGCAATGGCGAAGAAGGGTATTGATATCACTATGCTACCCAAAAGCCCTCCCATGCAAGCACAGCCACAACCACAGGGTGCTCAGAGTAAACAACCACCAGTACAAACACAGTCTGGTGAATTAAAAGTGTAATTAACTATAAAATCCTATGAAAATAACAAAAGAGAACATACTAATTAAACTCCCCCCAACCAAGAAGAAGAAAGGTATAGTGATGGCAGGTATTGAATACATATCAGCTGAAGTGCTAGATGTTGGGTCAGAGGTTATTGATAACATAGACACAGGCGACACAGTGATATTTGAAAAATCAGATATACAATTAATAAAATATAATTCTCAGGAATACAGATTTATTCATGAGAGCAAGGTAGTTTTATATGCAAAGCAAAAAACAAAAAGCTAATCGTAAAGCAAAGAAAAAAGAAGTTAAGGTAGAGAAATCACTTATAAGTGACCACAAACGAGAGGTACTTAAACTAAGTGATATACTCATTAAGTTAAGCAAGAGACTTCCATCTAACATGGTAGCAATGGAGTTTGATAGTGATATTCAAGCCTTTAGAAAAGAGTATATGGACGAGAAACAAAAAGAAGCTGAACATCTTGGCAAGTTCTCAACTAATGCAATGGAAGAATACAAAAGGGTATTGGTTCTAGAAACCAAAGCAATCGAGAAGAGATTGAATGTTAAGAGAATTAACGCCATGAATAAAGAAATAGACTTATTAGAGAAATACATTGAAGAACATAAACTATAATCTATGAACTTAGAAAGCTTAAAAAGAACACTAGACTCTGATTCAGGTGAAGACCTAAAGGAGTTTATAGTTACAGAATGTTTAACATTAAAAGACATAGACAACATTAAAACAAGTAGAAATCCTATCAAAGCTACCATTGAGTTAAAGGCGACAAAGTTAGCTTATGAGAAACTTACAAAGATATTTAACAAGATTATTAACATGTCCGGAGCGGTTAAAGGAATTGACCCAAAGGACAGGTATGACTAACATGAAAAAAGATAAAAAACAAAAAGAAGTTAAAGAAGAAACAGTAGTAGAAGCACCTAAAGTAGAGAAAGTTGGTTTACAATTAGAGGGTGTAATCAAAAAAGATAACGGTTATCTTGTGATGGTAGGCGGTGAAGTAATTGATGAGTGTATTGGTTCAAATGCTTTTTCAGAAGCAGTTAAGAAATATAAAGTCCTAGTATTAGGCTAAGAGTACAATTCAATAAAAATCCTATGAAAACAGTAGATATTGGAAGCATTATATAAGCTTCTAATAGTTTTCATTCATAGGATTCTATTAGGAGCTTAAAGTAGTGTTTTCAATAACACTACTTTTAAATTAACCCGTTTAGGTATCAGATGATATTTAAACATTAGGGAAAAACAAATGTCAGATGACAAAAAGATTGAGGCTGGTCATGAGCCTTCAGATGAGAATAATGACGATGATTTCACTCCAAAAACTCAAGACGAGATTCGTAAGGGTTTGATTAGTAACTTGGAATTAGATGAGGAAGACGATAAAGACCTCATTGATAAACTTGTTACTAAAGAGGAATTAAATCAAAAATCTCTTTCGACTGCTATTCAGCAGAAGATTAGTAAACGTAAAGAAGCAGAAGGCTACAAAACCAAACTCGATGAGGTTGGTGGTCACTTCAAACCAAAAGAAGAAGTAATCAAGGAAGGCAAAAAAGATTTAAATCTTGATGCAGAACTTGATAAACGGTTTGAACAACGTGACTTACAAGGCATGGATGTTTCAGACGATATTAAAAAAGAGATTCAGGCTTACGCCAAAGCTAATGGAGTAACTGTTAAAGAAGCTCACGATTCTAATTTTATTAAGTTTAGAATTGGTGAAGAGGCAGAACAGGTCAAAAATGACAACGCTTCAATGGGTGGAGGTGGAGGTGCTGGGCAAGGAAGGAAAGATTTAAACAAGAATTTAGACAATATGGATGATGGAGAATTATCTGATTTATCAGATGAGGACTATGCAGAATGGAAAAAGAATAATCTTAAATAAACTTTCAATCGTTGCCGAAGAAATTAATAAAATAACGTAACAGAATTTATATGGCAAATTCCTTAGGCAACGGGGTCTTTAACCCTGAGTATTGGTCAAGAGAAATGCAAATCGTTTTCCACAAGGAAAATGTAGCAATCGCTTTGGCTAATACAGAACAAAGAGCCTTACTTTCTGACGGTGATACAGTAAATAAACCATATCGTACACCACCAGAAGTAAGAACTTATACTAAAGGGACTGACATCACTGTTAGAGACGTGCGTGGTACAAATGAAACCTTAACTGTAAGTACAGCAGAGGTAGTACCATTCTACGTAGATGACATTGATAAAATCCAAAACAAATGGGACATCGCAGCTAAGTTTGCTGGTGATGCTCAAAGAATGTTAAACAGTAGATTAGATCAAGCTATTTTAGGCGAACACGCTAGTGCTACTGAAGACGTTTACAATGATGACGTTGGTGGAAGTGGTGCAACAACTGCAATCCCAGTAAAAACATCTAACATCAATCAAATCTTTACAGCTTCACAACGTAAACTAGACGAGTATGATATGCCTCAAGCAGGTAGATTCTCATGTATTGGTCCTAGATTACTAGAAACTCTAAGATTATATATTGGTGGTAAAGATACAACAATGGCAGACATTGTTGGTGCGAATGGTAAAGTAACTGAAAGATTTGGTTTTGAAATTTACTACTCAAACAATTTAGCTTTCACAGCTACATGGACACCTGCAAATAACCCAACAGCAGGTGATACAGTTAGTATCGTTGGTGTAACATGGACATTTGCATCAACTCCTGCTTCAGCTGGAGAAGTAGATATAGGAAGTGCAACAGCTGATACATTAGACATTCTAGTGGCAGCAATCAACAATACAGCTCTTTATGATCAAGGTGATGGTGCAGCAACAGGTGCAGCAACTGGATACTTTGAAGTAACAGATGCTAATCGTTGGAGAATCACTAAAGCTGGTGTGGTAGCAACAGACGGTACTACTACATTGACTATTGTTGCTTATGGCGACATTGTAGTTGCAGCAAGTGAGGCAGCTGACCCATGGTCAGTACAAATCCAACATGTATTATGTGGTGTTAAGGGTGCTACTGATTTAGTAGTACAAAAAGCTCCTAATGTAGAGTTCAGAGTAGCTGAAAAGAGATTAGGTAGATATGTATACCCATGGCACTTGTATGGTAAGAAAACATTTGCTGATATGGCTCCAGCTCTAGTTGATGTAAACATCGATGCAAGCTCATGGTCATAATTAAATAATTAATTGTTTAAGATATGAAAAAGATGAAAAACAAAAAATTATTTTCAATTATCGGTATTTGTTTAATACTAGCTATTGGACTTGGATTCTCTGTTGTTAATGTAATTAAAGCAGTAGGTCCAACCACACAAACTTACAATTTCTACGAAGGTAGTATTGAAAACTTTGTTGCACTAGAAGGTGCTGATGAAGAAATGAGTTTAGGTGGTACAAACTATAATCGTTTAATCGATTTTAGTGAAGGTATCTCAATAGATGGTACAACTGTCATCGATGGCGATGGTGGTGTTACTTTCACAACTGGTACATTCTCAGGACTAGCAGAATTTACTGGTGGTATTGTAACAACTGTTGATTCAGTTGTAGCTACAACTACACTTACAACAGCTTCAGCTAACGTTCAACTTTTGGCAGCAAGTGCTATATCAGTTCCAATTACTTTACCTGCAGCAACAGATGGTGCAAGGTTTCAGTTTGTTGTTACTGGTGCTTTAACTGGTGATGTTGTTTATATTGATAGTGCGGAAGGTGATAACATTAACGGTGCAATCATGGTAAATGATGCTTGGGTTAATTGTGTAGATGAAGACCAAATCAATTTTATAACTGATGGCGAACTTATCGGAGATTACATTGAAATGATTTCAGATGGTACAGACTGGTTTATTATTAGCAGTGAAGTAGATGCTTCAGCTAAGATGACTTGTACAGATCCTTCATAATTGAAGATATACTTAGCTCATTTTAGGTGGGCTAAGATATATATTTAATAAATAAAAGTAAAAATTTATGCAAGATAATGAAAAAACATACCAAGCAGCAGCATCTGCTAATGTGGTTGTTACAGCTAAACCAGCTTTACTAATAAGAATCCTTATTGGTGCTGATGTTGATAGTGGTATTATTGAAGTTTCAGACCACGCAACAGATGGTGATGGTAATGTAAAAGTCATGTTTAGTGGTTCTACATTGATGACACAGCTTGCTGGTTGTGTAGAAGTTGGTGCAGTATTCCCTGCTGGAATTACAGCTGATTTAACAAACCAAACTAATGTAACATTTGTTTGGAGAAACATGGGAAGCTAAAAAATTAATAGATAAAACTATATGGCTCAAGAACATGATTTTAGTTCAGCCGAATCAACAGCAGTAATTGTTGGTGCTACAACAACTGAGGTGCTAGCTGCTAAGTCAGACAGAGCTTATGCTCAATTAACTAATGATAGTGCAGAAGAAATGTATATTAGTTTTGGTGTAGATGCTGTTATGAACAAAGGGATTCGTTTAAACAGAAGAGGCGGAACACTAACTATTAGTGGCTCAAGACTTTACAGAAACTCAATTAACGCTATATGTGCTTCTGGTTCACAGAACATGTGTATATTGGAGGCTTAATATGTCAATACAAGTAACAAATCCTGTTGAAATTGAAGTAGTTAAAAAACAACCAATTAATAAAGTATTGGCTGTTTTGTGTATTATTTTAATAGGTATAATAGCTTTAGTAATAGGTGGAATAGTTAAAGCACAGAGTGATGTTTACAACCCAACCATACTAGACTTCGGAGAATTTGATTTAACAGAGGGTTCTTTGGTGGTTGGTGATGCTTCTGGATATGCAAGTGAGATTGGTATAGGCACAAATGGTTACTTTTTACAGTCAAACGGAACAACAGCAGTATGGGGGCTAGTACCCCTCACCTCCAACTGGCTAATAAACGGCTCAGGTCAATTAACACCATCTACAACAA